TCCGGAGCGGACGCCTTCGACTATGCCCTGGCCTCCTTGAGCTGCTGGGATGCGGATTTTAGCCGGATTCTTTCGATTGAATACCCTGTCGATGAGGCCGGGACAGCCGTCAACGAGATCGATAATGAGGATTGGACCATCTATGAGAAGCCAACCGGCCTTTTCCTGAGGTTTCTGGGATTGATGCCCGAGACGGGAAAGAGCATCCGGTTGACTTATACGGCCAGGCACAAGATGGCGGAGGAAGATCCGGAGCCCGCATGCACGGTCCCCGCGGCGGATACCGAGGCGGTGCAGGCGTTGTCGGCCGCTTACTTTTGCCGCATGCTGGCCGCCTCATACGCTCAGGATCAGGATAGCACGATTGCGGCCGATAGCGTCGATCATAGTTCCAAGCGCAGGGAATACGAGGCGCAGGCGGCCAAATACAGGGCGGAATACGACGAGCACGTCGGCGTCTCAAAAGATGGTGGCCCAAAGCCCGCGTGCCTGATCCAGGATCAGGACGTCTCGTATCCAAACGGCTGGGACCGTCTGACTCACCCGAGAAGGTGGAGGTAAGGATTGTGGGAGAGGGCGTGTCCTATGAGATCGTCTCGAACCAGTCGAGCCTCCAGGCTCTTTCAAGGGACTATCCGGTCGTTGTTCGGGAAGAGGTTAAAAGGGCGCTCGGGGAAATCCTCGCAAGATTTGAAAAAAGGGTGCTCGAGCTCACTCCCCGAGGAGTCGGCGGGGAGGCGGGGCTTGCGGGATCGATCCACGGCGAGGTGGCGGAATATGGGGAAGGATTTCGAGCGNCGGAAGGAACGCCTCTTGAATACGGAGAGGTGGTAGAGCTTGGAAGAAGGCCGGGAAAACGCCGNCCTCCCNTCGAGCCCTTGATGCTCTGGCTCATGAGAAAGCACGGNCTTCCGGAAGAGGAGGCGAAGCAGGCCGCCTTCGGCCTGGCNATAAACATNGGAAAATTCGGCTTCCTCCACGGAGGGGCGCACATGTTCCAAAAGACTTTCGAGGAGCTCGATCCCTGGATCATGGAAGTGATGAACAAAATCCCCGAGCGGGTNGCCGAGAGGATTGGAAATGGGGCTCTTTGAGGTGAGGGCGGCAATCGTTTCAAAGCTTCAAAGCATCGAAGGTACCGGAATCGTCCATGAGCGCGAGCGCTTCTTCAAGGACTGGGCGAAATTTTTGCAGCTTTTCCAGGACGGAGACGGAAGGATCAATGGCTGGATCGTCACGCGAAAGAGCACTCAATCAAAGCGCCTCGAGGCTCCTTTCATCCGGAGGACTTACGAGATGAAGATGCGCGGGATCTATGGGATGAGCGACGCGGAAGGCTCCGAGATCGTCTTCCAGGACGTCGTCGAGCGCATCCAGGACGCTTTCGATGCCGACATCGATGAGCCCCTGGGGGGGACGGTAATGCCGGGATCCGGCCCCCTCCAGATTGAAGTCGTGGAGCTCAGGACCTTCGGCGGGGTGTTCTGCCACGTGGCGGAGCTCAGCTACCCGGCGATAGTCCACGTTGCATTAACTTAAACAGGGAGAAACGATCACATGGGATATCAAAGACTGCCATTCAAGGAAGAGAGCTTTCGCGGGCGCGGCCTTGTAACGCTCGAGCTCTACGTGAACGGGGTGCTCGAGGGCGCCGAAACCCACATTGGGAGCAATACGGACGTCGCCATCGAGCAAAAGAAAAACGAGGTCGCAACGCTTGCCGACTACACTTCGGTGGTCGCCAGCACCCTGGCTGAGAGCCAAAAATCCCTCGATTACGCCATCAAGATCACCAACACAAATTTGTCGAAGAACAATCTCTCGATGGTCCTTTTCGGGACCCCGAGTAATTTCAGCCAGGAGGCTGGAGCCGTGGCCGGTGAAGCCGTCACGGCCAGGCTCGACAAGTGGGTGAAGCTTTCCAAGCGCAATATCTTGCAAGCTCCGGCTGTGGTCGTAAAAAACGAAGCCGGAACAACCACCTACGATGAAGGCGATGATTTTGTGATCGACTACTGGACGGGAAGGATCAAGGCCCTTTCCACGGGCGCCATCGTGGACCTGGCGGAGCTCGCCGTCGATTTTTCCTGTGATCTCCTTGGAGGCTACAAAATCAAGGGCCTCGATAACACCCAGGTCGAAGCGAGGCTGCGCTTCACGGGCAAGGATTTGCAGCACTCGGGAAGATCCATCGAGCTTTTGGTGCACAAGGCGCGGATCAAGCCCACAAAGGGGCTCGATCTCATCGGAGACGACCACGCGAAGCTCGAGTTCGAGGGTACGATTTACAGCACGGATGACGGGTATTTCGATTTCTTCGTCTTCGAGCAATAAAGGAAAGGAGAGACTATGAGCGAATCCACGGATGACTTGACCGCCTTGCTCCCTCAGCGTCTCGAGATCGAGGCGGGAGGTGAAAAAATTGCCATCGGGCCGATACGGTTTCGCCAGATACCGCGGGTCAAAAAGTCGATGGAGGAAGTCTGGGGGCGTATCGATAAGGATACTTCCATTCTCGATCTCATTTGCGAGGAAGAAGACGCGATTGCATCGGCTGTCGCCGTCTTGGTCGATAAATCGGAGGAATGGGTAAAAGACCTCGAGCTCGACCAGTTGCTGCGGCTGGTAACGGCTCTCGTGAACGTGAACGCCGATTTTTTCTCGATGGCCCTGTCGGAGATCCGGGGCCTGACACGCAGACTCCAGCTCGCTGGGGTGAGCTCATCCAGCAACTGATCGAGCATGGGCACACTTTCGAGGCTATCCTCGATTACACGCCGGCCCAGATAAGGACCTTTTTGAGGGCCATAGGGCGAGGCGAGGCAAGACGAAGCCTCGATATGTTTCACCTGCGCATTTTGGCGCAGCGGGGAGGCAAGGATGAGGTAAGGGGCTTTGTGGAGAGGTTGATGCGGCTTAGCGGAGAAAGCGAGCCAGAAGCCCGATAGCGCGGGAGAAAACGGCAAAAGCGACGCCGGCCGCACTGAGCGCTAAGAGGAGCGCCACGGGCAGCAAAACTCCCCAGGCGATCAATCGGGGCTGGTGGAACGAGAAGCCAACGGCCATGACCACAAAGGCCCAGCCCATAAAGGCCTTTGGAAAGCTCTCGAGCGACCGGGAAAACAGCCTGTAGCCAAGAAAGAGACGGGGCTTTGGCGAGTGCTCCAAGGCTTTGGTCCCACGATCGAGGAAAATAGGCTCCGTGCGGGCTTTGTCTTCATACATGATCACACCATCCGGGAGTTGAATATGGGAGCTCAAAACGCCCTCGAATTTTCGATCAAAGTCGAAACCAACGAGGGTAAATCAAATATAGAGCGGTTGGTTGTAAGTTTCAACGCCCTGGTGGAGGAGATCAAAAAGCCTCTCGGCCAGATCGATGCTTTCGGGGTCCTNAAAAAGAGCCTGGTTGAAAACGAGCAATCCCTCGAGGCCGCCCAGGCAAGGGTTAAAGAGCTCGCAGGGGAGATCCGCTCCGCCGAAGCGCCGCTGAAGGCTCTTGGCACCGATTTCGACAAGGCGAAAGAGGAAGCCTCGAGCCTGAAGACGGCCCTCGATGGACAGCGCTCTGCCTTTCAGGAGGCCAAAACGAGGGTCCTCGAGCTTGCGACCGCGATCAAGAACGCAAAGGAGCCCTCGGAGGCTCTCGGAGCTGATTTTAAGAAGGCAAGCGATGACGCGCTGGCCTTCAAACGGGGAATCGAGGAAAGCGAGGCCGCTCTCCGGGCGGCGAAAGACCGGGTAAAAGAGCTCTCGGGGGAAATCCGCACCGGCGAGGCGGCGCTAAAGACCCTTGGCACCGATTTCAGGACGGCCAAAGACGGGGCGGGAGCGCTCAAGGATGCCGTCTCGGGGCAGAGGGTGGAGCTTCAGGGCCTGAAAAACGCGATGAGCTCGGCCGGGGTTGATGTGACCAGGCTGGCCTCGGAGCATGGACGCCTCAAGGGATCTTTGGAAGACGTGACAAAGGCTTTCCGGGAGGAAGCCGCTGTCGCCAAGGCAAGGGACAATCTCGGACTTCGTCCCCACCAGGAGCTGCGCGCTGAAATAGAGCGCCTGAAGGGCTCCTATGCGACTCTTGCAAGCTCCGGGAAGCTCTCGACGGCCGAGCTGGCGCAGGCACAGCTTAAATTAAACGATCGGGTCGGAGAGCTCAAAGAGGGGATGAACGGATGGATATCAAGCATCGAGAAGTCAAAAGGAGCCATTGCCGGGGTGATAGCGGCTTCGGCGGGGCTCGTTTCGGTCGTCAAGACCTCGATGGAGCTAGAAACCGCCATGTCGGACGTCGCCAAGGTCGTGGACGCGCCGGCTGAGAAGATCGAGGGCCTCAAAGGTAAGCTCCTCGAGCTTTCCCGCACCATTCCCTTGACTGCGGTCCAGCTTGCCCGCATCGCCGAGGCTGGCGGTCAGCTCGGCATTGCCTCGAACGACATCGAGGCCTTCGTCACCATCACGGCAAAGATCGCTCCCGCCTTCAAAATGAGCGCCGATGAGGCGGGAGAGGCCATCGGGAAGATGATAAATCTTTATCATCTGAACGTCGGTGAGGTGGAAAAGGTCGCCGATGCGATCAACGCCCTGGCCAACCGGACCGGAGTACTCGAAAAGGATATTTTGAATGTCATGACCCGGGTTGCCGGCTCGACGGAGATTTTCGGGCTTGCTCGAAACGAAGTGGTCGCTCTCTCCGGAGCCATGCTCCGGCTGGGCCAGACTCCCGATATAGCCGCAACGGCCATAAGCGCCATGCTGAGCAAGCTCCAGAGCGCCGGCGCCGCCTCGGAGGAATTTAAAGCCGCCCTCGCCGCGATCGGCGTCAATGCCCGGCAGCTCGCAACGGACATAAACGAGCATCCGCAGGCGGCTCTATTGAAGTTCCTCGAAACATTGAAGCAGCTTCCAAAGCAGCAGCTCGCCGAGACCCTGGTTACGGTATTCGGGCAGGAATACGAAAAACAGCTCGCCGTCCTCGTGACGGGGCTCGACAAATACAAAAGAGCCCTCGCGATAGCAGGCGATGAAGAGAAAAACGCTGGAGGACTGAGCGAGGAATTCAAGCGCCAGCTCGAAACTCTTCAAAACCAGTTGACGCTTGCCGGAAACGGCCTCACGGAGCTCAAAGAGACCCTCGGAACTTCCGTTATGCCCGTGGTGAAAGCGGGAGTGGAGACCTTCACCGATTTGTTGCATGCGGTTACGGATCTTGCCCGCNTTTCGCCCGAAATGACAGGATTTGCGCTCAGCCTGGGGACCNTGGGNGCNAGCTTTGGGACGCTGAGGCTTGGCGCCATTGCCGTGCGTCTTCTCTTTGGCCAGACGATACCCATTATCAAGGACTTCGGGAGCGCCGTCCTGGGAGCGGT